GCAGGAAACTGGTCTAGGTATAGGCATGCCAATGAACCAAAACATGATTTACCTCTTCAACAAGCTCCAAGAAGGGAGGGTCACCGGCGGAATATTCGCAGCAGCTGACGCCCATGAATACGATTCCCGAACAGGACCGTTCAATCAGGCGGTACTGACCAGACTTGCTGAACGTGGGTTCGAAGCTCATCCCAATTGTGGGACAGTCCTACGAGCTAAATATCACACGTTACAGTCATCTTTCATCTTCTCAGAGACAATGAAGAACTACGAGAACAGCCTAGCTATTGTCGTCGATACCCCAAGGATTGTAGAACACCTGAGGAACCAGTTCCCAACTCAGACCATTTCAATGGATGAACTAGAAATGGCTATGTCCTCCACAGACTACAACGCCCATCTCAAGTATTCAACTCAACGAAACCACCCGCTCCACAGTCTCTACAGAAACCGGGTAGTGCTGGCAACATCCAAGGATAGTCTGTTTACACCTAACAAGTTCGGCATACCTGTGTCCAAAGTGTGTTCTCCCATCTACGGATATTTAACCCTCCGTTCCAATATCGAAGAGTTACAACCAATTACGATTCTTCCCATGGGGAACATTTCCGAGATCGAAGACTGGCTCTCAAAAACTATCCCCAATATCCACCTCATGTACAATGTCACCCACAAAAACAGGGGAGGGGGCACGGGAGAAAACGCAACGTCCTGGGATAATGGTTGGGGTTACAAAAGCGCGTTCATTGCAGCATGGATGAAGTACCATGACTATCAGCACACCGCCACTGAGTTCTTTACAAAAGGAAACATATTGTATAACACAGGTGATGATAGTGCCATAGTCCTCAAAGTTGACCCTAAAACTTTTGACAAAGAGAGGTTCATAGAGTGCGCACACGAATTCGGAGTTGATCTAGACTTCGATTTCTTCACCCGACTCGAAGACGTCGAATATCTAGGGAAGTCCAGCCGATTACCTTCCTCACAAGACAGGAAGGAATTACAAGCATGGCAACGATTTTCAGTCAATGATCAAAAGTCCCGTGGCGTTCAACGGCCAACTGAGCCCCCATTGCCTGACCGCATAGTTTATCAGAGAACTCGATATAGCTTAGAAAGAGGACAGTCCAACCGTTATTACCAAAATTCAGCCCGAGGTCGACAGTACATACATTCTTACCTCCAAAAGCAGGCTGGAACGGCAAATATCGCAGTATTCAACCGAAAATTATGGGACATGTTGGCTGCGGCTCACTGCGAGGATGCGGAGCGATTAGCAAAGTTTTATCGAGTCAATGGTTTCAGATGCAAGGTCCTCACAGATCAATGGGATCTTCCCTATATTGACTACCAACGCCCTGGCACCATCCGGTCGCCTAAGCAAGTTCGAAAGCTGATTTCTGAGCATCCTACCTATCAACCTTCGCGTCAAGAACAATTCTTCATTTTCCTAGAAGCAACGAACTTCCCACGATACGCTCGTAGTTTGCGAAATCACATGAAGACACACGAGTACAATGATGAGGAGGATCATGACAGACTGTGGCGGAAAATCGACTACAAGACAAGGTGGCGGTACATGGAACTCGGCAATTTTGCTCTCGACGTAATTCAGGAACACATAGGGGGAATACCGAGAGCAATTTACAAAATGCAGCCAAACATCCTTCCAAACATCGGAGATACACCTTTTGTCTCGACAACTTTTTCCGTCGAATGGTTCGTGTATCTTTCTCACAGGCCAGAAACTCTCTCGCAATTCCTCGCAATCCTAGCACGATCACCTTATTCCAGCGTCACCAACGGAACAACATTCTGGTCTGAGTTACAAGACCCTGAATTTCGCAAGGCCGGAGAAGCGATTCCTGTGCATATTTGGGGATCCAGGATCATTGTAGGCACAGCTCTTTATTCCACTCTCTTCATCCTAGAGAAGAAAATCATCAGAATTCCAATCCTTGGGTTCTTGTACAAAGCTCTCCTTTTCATGATTCTAGACATGCCTAAAGTCTACTCAGTCGTCTCTTCAATATATTGGCATGGTCATGCTGATAGCAGTCCAATCCTAAGTTCCATCATGCCCAAAGATCCATACATATGGGCCAAACGGATAGCGATGGCAGTCACAGACCTGTTGCCCATGGAACTGTTCACGTGGACACCGCTGGGGTACACACATTTCGTCGTGAAGGAGCTATCTCTGGCGATCACAAATGTGGCACGGTTAATTATTGGTTTAATGAAAATCAATCCTGCGCCAGGAATTGACAACCCCACCAATGAAGTACCAAATCCTTGGTTGCCTCTATGTGAACCTGGTAGAACAATTGACCGCAAATTGCAAGAAACGTTCACATTCATAAAGGCTCCAGATCAACCACACCTCCCACCAATCTCTTGTGTGAGACGTAAGCCCTTAATCATAAAGTCCGAACTTGCGACCGGTAAAACGAGTATGTTCCCATATGCTCTTCTCCAGCGTGCGCATCAGATCAAAGCGATGCGAGACATCAAGTTCATGGAAGAAAATGGAAGAGTGATTATTTGCGTCCCTCGGAAACTGTTAGCGGACATCTTCAGTTCCCCATATAAAGACAGCGCAATCTACCCTTGTCACAGGTACCGGGCAGGAAAACCGATTCCAGGGAAGGCTAAAATAATACTTGTAACAGACGGCACAGCACTCAACGCCGTCAAAGCAGGTATATTCAAAAAGAGTGATCTTTTCCTTCTCGATGAATTCCACGAACTCAATGGTCCTAAACTCGCACTCCTGGAAACTCTAGTAGATCTGAACGCCTTGGTCATATTGCTATCAGCAACACCGGTGGCACTGAAAGGAATTACCACATCCTTCTACGAAACACCTCTTCCCCGCAGATTCGTGCCGGAAGTTTATGAGTACCCCGACGGCATGAGTATAGCGGATGTGTATGTTCAATACGTAGCAGGCCGAAAACAATGGGCTCCTCAGGCAGAGAAGATGCTCATCAAAGCTACATACCTGTCAAACCAGAGAGACAACAACGGTGTAAATCAGATCAAGGAAGCATTGGAATACCACGGAGTCACCACCCATGTACTACACGGTGGGAATGCTAGTGAACCGATTGACCCCGACGTCCAATGCATCGTCGCGACAGAAGTCATCTCAACCGGAATATCCATACCAGGAAGAAGGCTACTTATCACCGACGGAAAGATGCATTCAATTGATGAGGGAGTCGCAAAACACGCATGGACAGACGCGACAACTGAATATCAAACCGATGGCAGGGTTGGTCGCTATTGCGATGGTGATGTTGTGCTACGACCAAAATCAGCCGGCACGGGCCACACACCTAAAAGGTACACCAGTCTGGCGTATCTCCAATATCAACTTAACGCAACGACCTCACATTTACCACAAGCCATTCCTTTTCCCCAGGTTCAAATGTCCACGTACTTGAAAACCAATTACACCGTTTTCAAGGAACTGCCTTATATTGCCTTCAGCAGGAAAATCCCTAATGACCTCATTGGGTATGTGGCAATTTACCACGCATTATTCGCGGCTGGCGTCACCAACCGGACACTCTCAAGTACGTGGCAAAGCTTCTTCACTCAAAATCTTGAGGATTATGACTGGTTGATACCATTGAGAGATCAAAAATGTCGAGGGTACATAAAACTAGATCTGGTGATAAACGCGGTCAGCGAACCAGATCATTGTTTATATGCCTTGTGCAATCGAACCGCTGAAACTCAACAGGCAAAAGCTCCTCGGAAAAGCACTCTCCGGTCTCAAACATCGTTAGTCAATGACGGACGACCAGCTGCAATCAATGAACCATATCTAGTTGCGCCACGGGAGCCACTTATCCCTATCCAGAAGTCCCTCAGGCCTATCTCAGATGCCAACATGAAATTACATGGGGAGTTACCATCACCTAAACCAGAATTCAAGACACTCGAAGAAGGCTACCAGGAGTTGGAAAAGGCTTTATGTGATCGATTCAAGAGTTCCCATCAGACTCTAAGAAATCAATTGTGTGCTCTATTCAAGCTTAAGGCCAACGAACAAATCAAAATGCGCCATTACGACAACGTTGTCAGAGACCTTGATTCACACATGCGATATGAACAACAAGAACTCATGAAACAAGTTCTAGGTCGTGAACTCCATAGCAGGAATCACCCAAAAGGGATCATCGTTCAACCAGCAAAAGGAGAAGCCGGAATCCATATAATCAGCCAGTTCTCAGATCCGTGTCACATATGCAACAAGCGACACACACACGCTCATTACCTCAACACAATGTCCGAGTACACCGGGAAGATTAGGTTCACCGACCTTGAACTACGTCCCGGGTCTCCTGTGTTTTACCAGTACTTTAAAACCTCACATCAGATTCTCTATCAATCCGAAAGAGAACCAGGGTCAATACTCCTCAACTTCGAGAATCAGCCCACACTGAGCCAGATTACCCGAAGTTTGCGACCACATGAAGGTCTCATCATCTGCCAG